TGCTCCTTTGTCACTTGTTTGGCTGCGCTCGCACTGAGAACGCTGCGCAATATATTTTTGCTAGTGTCCAATTGCCGGTCCCCTCCATATCAAATTGCAGTTCATTGCACAAGCCGACTCGCTGTAATGCTATCGACTGGATGACATAACCGATCCCGCTTAAATCAAAGGGGAGTGCGGGAATCGTCAGATTAGTCTGAGGCGGTCCGGTCGTAGCCACCGTTTCAATCGCGCTGGGTTCACGATCCAAGACAGCGGTGATCGTCACCTCCTCCTCGCTCTCCAGAAACGTAAACTGTGCGTTATAGGGGCCGATCTGGTTAAAGTCCTCCCCAAAGGTAAAGCTGCGAGTAACGACACTCGAGGAATAGCGGCGCTGGGTCAGGCCATCTAGCTCGAGATCCCAATACTGGCGCTGCGGCGGAAAGGTCCAATCAGCCAGGATTCCGTTTGTCATTCCTACCAGCAAATTGGTCTGGTTAGGATTAGTGGTGTCCCGGGAAAAAGTCCTTGGAGCGCTTTCCAGTTCCCAAACACCTTGCCAGGTGCCAAGTGCAATCGAGTACACCAGAATCCAGTTATTTACGCTGGAAGCATCCAACGGCACCGCCAACAAATAAAGATCAGCCCAGACGATGGCTCTAGCCGTGGTTCTGGCTGCCAGCCAGTTTATCCGTTTAATGGTGTTCTGGATCGGCATTGAGAGCGGCGCCTGAACTCCGAGCTGATCGCTGGCCGGCATCTGGCTCACCGCATAAACGCCACGGCCTGTCTCGGAAAGAAAATACACATCCAATCCAGCCTGCTGGATTGTGCCGTGATTAACCGCGCCGGTCTGGCGACTGACCCAGTTAATTTGCCAGTCCACAATCGGCACCTGGATTCCGCTTCCGACCTGAGCTGCCGCTCCATTACGGAACACAATCAACGATTGATCCTGCCAGATTGCCAGTCCCGTGATCACGTCGCTTGTCACTGGGTCCAAGGTAATCACGTTCTGTAACGTCGGATCGTAGGTAAGCGGGTCCAGGATATTGGAACAGACCACTACGTTCGAGTTTGGCGGCACATAACAAAGCCGCGGGCCGCAACCCCAGACGATGTAAGCGGCGTTCGGGTACTGGCTCGGCAACGTGCTTACCGTCCCAAAACCGGTCCCAGGCTTATAACTTGAGATCGCGCCCCCGGCAGCCATGTACACCGTATCGGTACACATCGCCCCAGAAATGAAGGAACCGGCTGCATAGCTCGGGCCACCTGTCAGCTTAGTCAGAACGTGCCCACGCGAGTCCCAGGTGTACCAGACCCCGCCGCTGACGCAGAGGTAAAGGCCGCCGCTCATATGAATTGACCAATCCCAGGAATTGGTGGCATCACTTGACTGTGCCCGGTAAATCAAGCCCGGCCGCGGTCGGTTTAATCCGTCCCGACCGCTCAAACGATCTATAGCACTGGCGGCCAGACTCTGGTCAATCTCAGCAGGGGGCAATGCGTCGTTAACCCCGTTAAGCGGAATAGTCCGGTCAAAGATCAGCGTGTCATCCAAACCCTCCTCTGTAGCCTGGTTGTACAATTAATAACCTCCCCAGGGATAAGTGGTTGTCGGGTACTGGGCGCTGCCCCAAGGGAAGAAATTCCCGTCATACTGCGTCGGCACGACCTGTTGCCGGAACGCCGCTTGGTTTTTTTCCTCATTGACTGCGGCTGACACTAAGCTAAGGGCGTCCTGGGTCTGAGTTTGCGCCTTGCCCCATTGACGTTGGCGCTGCAAAAGTTCTGCTTTAGTGTAACTAATCAGGACGTTCCAGAGCCGGGAAACGCGCGGCACACTCAGATCGTTATCCAGGATATCAGCCCGCATCTTAGCACCGACGTAAAAAGTGCCTGTGCCCACAAGCGGCGGCCACATCACCCCGCAAGTAAATACGAGCTCCGTTTGGCCTGCACTCATGGTCGCGCTTGTTCCATCGGCTCCCGTCACAGTCACAGGGTAAGCGCTTGCACCCTTGGATATTGTCAAGACAGTCGAATAAGTGTTAACACTTATCGGCCGGCTCGGTGTACCCGGAGTCGATGTACTGGCTAGGAACGCTTCGCTAACCTGGTTAGCGTTTGCGTCTTTACCGGCCACATAGATCTTGACTGGGCTTGTATCTAAGACGCTGAAAGTTAAAGCACCAGGGGAGAGCGTCGGCAACGCCACGTTTGGCGCTCGGTAAAAATAAGAGGGAATCGGTCCGTAATTGGTAAAATACGGCCCGATAGCGGCATTTTGCTCGATCCAATCCCGTTCCCGGTAAGCTAGCTTGGAGTACTTGACATTATTAATAAAGGGTACAACCCAAAGGATGAGTTCGCTGTCACCAGGAAGAAAAAAGGTATCGGTATCGCTTAAAGTCAGGTTAGAGCTCTGGATCGCTTCCTGCCAGTTGTGGCTCCCGTACAGGATCTGGTAACGTAGCCGAATTGCCTGCTTGGCAAACGCAACCGTATCCTGGTCAATATCGCCTACGACCTTGGTACAATAATCCGCGATATCTGCACAGGTCATATCTCAAAAAATACTCCGTCTAGCCAGATCGTCTGCAGGTTGCTCCAGGTAAGCCAGACATCGTCAGCGCGAATCACAGGATAAATATTCACGTTGCCCGAGGTATCGACCATACAGGTGTAAAGGCATTCGTCAGGGCTAGTGTTCGTTTCCTGACCAGCCAAACGGAATCGGCGCGTATCAGTCGGACGGAAACCGCTCGGCAAAATAATCGCCAAGTTCGTCGTTGTCCCATTAGCCTTGGCGATTGAGCCCTTAAAAAGGGTCTGACTAAAAGCACCGGTTGTCTGCAACCGGTAAGCAGCAGTCGAGTTTTGTGACCAACCAGTCTGATAAGCAAACGCGGCCCATGAACCAGGCGTTATCCCTCCACTTGGGCCCTGCAAACCTTGCACCCCTTGGGCACCTCCCGGCGATACTGCTGCACCGCTGGAAACTAAGGTGCCAGGAATTGCAATCGGGTTAGCCATTATCTGCTAAAGGGGTAATAAATGTTCCAACTATCAAAAGCCATCAGGTAATTAGTCGTTCCCGTATCACGAGCATGGCTAACCATCATGTTACCCTTGGTCAGAGGAATGCCACTTGAGACAATCGCTACAACAGTGCCGTTTATCGTGAAAGTGATCTGGGTCCAAGCAGCATTGACATCGATCTGGAGCAGATAAGCCGTATCGGCAACTGCGGCTACTGAGGTATTGCTATAAGTAATCGTTGCTCCACCAACGCCTACCCGCCACTGACCGCTATTCAGGTCAGGCACCCATTCAAAGAAAAAACTCTGCTGCGGAGCATTAAAGAGATAGCCACTGCCAACCGCTTGCCCTAGACCAAATCGGAACCGGTAATTGATCGCCGTTACTGGCAACGTCGCTTCCCAGAACATCCGGCATTTAGCTGTTAAAGCTCCCAACCCGTAGACAATTGAACCATTGTTAATTCCAGCCATACCGCAGTAAAGTGCGGCTCCCTGATTGGTGCCACTCGTCGTGCCGGTGGTAAATTCGTAATAGCCGACCACTTTCTTAGTCGTGTCTTGGCCATAAGTGCTCGTATTAATCAATTGGATAACGCCACCGGCAACCTGGCTTCCGTACTGCGGCACTAAGGTTCCACTGTTGTTTACGAAATCGTCGTTCCAATAAAATCCGCTTTTTGCGTCCCAATAACCACTGCCTGCAGGCGGCGTCGCCGGAAGCGCATGACAGTTGTTATCGCCACCAACGTAATCTGTGACGTTGCCAGAAACTTGCCGAAGCAAGCCACTCTGCGTGTTATCCGCTAACGGAATCGCCGGAGCCGGAGTCGGGTTAAGCAGGGTCAGTGTATTGCCGCTGATCGCCGTAATCTGGAGTACGCCGGCGAGTCCACTGCCGCCAGCCCCTAATACATAGACCATTTCGTTGACAACAGCCCATGATGCATCGGCAACGGTAACATTCACGGTCGCACCCACTGCCGGCACCGTGAAGCCGGTCGTAGTGGTCGTAAAAGCATTTTCACCAGTTGGACCGGTCGGACCAGGGGGCCCAGTGGCACCGCCGCCAAACGCCGTCGCCGGCACCCGGGCATAAGTGCCATCGGCTTTTAACATGATCAACTGATCGCCGCTTGCTGGACCGCTTACCGCCGGCTTACTCGAGATAAAGCTGGGGTTAATCACAGCACCATTTCCCATCCGGTTAAGCTTGGAGCTAGTCAGCCGGTTCGTCCCCTCACTCGGCACAAAAATATAACCTGATGTGATATCGCCCATAAGGTTACCAGCCAGTGTCGGCAGTGTAGTGGAAATTACAAATCCATAATGCAGCATTAACCGCACTGAGATTAAAACCGCTAAATCCTGCATCACCTATATTATTAGCACCTGTTACGGCTCTATCGACGTTAGCTGTAACATCGCGGGCCATATTGATTGCTCCTGTTATATTACTATAGCCAGCCATAGTTGGAGCCTTAGCCATAGTTCGCTTAAACGGTATGAAGTTGTATCCAGGTGAGAAATTAGCATTTATAATGCCAACGAAGGCTCCGGTACCTCCTATACTCCCTGGCTTCGTCCCATAGTCATAACTCTTCTGAAAATAGCGCTGGGACCTCGTCAGGTTAGTATCAAAATCCAGGTCCGTCAGTTGGGTGCACGAGCCAGGTTCGTGCTGGAAAAATGCAAAATCCACCGTTGAATTAATTGGATATGCATTGGTCAATCCAATTGCTCCCGTGCCGCCAGTGTTGCTCAACCAAGTATCGTTAGCAGAAGTTGTGTAATTAGAGCCAGCCACCAAATGAATTCCCACAAGATAGCCAACGTTGCCTGGAAGCAGGCTGAAGTTTCCAGCCGGAAAAACCGGCAAATTAGGAAACGTCATTAACGTCCAAGTATTTGCGGCTCCTAAAGTAATAAGTTTGGACAGTGTTTTACTTTGTGGCGTATCTACCACGAACAGTCCAATCTTTAAATTCGCTACGCTGGAACGCAAAAGAATCGAAATCGAATGGACATCATTACTTAATTCGCGCCACATTGGCGCTTCGACCGACTGGTAGAATGCTAAATATGAGGCAGCAGCAGGACTACTTATCGCCACGGGATTACTGAATCTCCAAAATTTGGATGAAATGGCGTAGTTTGTTCCAGGGATTAAAACAGGACCAGCAGTCTGCTGAAAGTTCCAGGAAAAACCCGTGCTGATGCTTGCAAACCAACGATCTGTCAACGCTCCAGCGTATGCCACAGTCCCATTTACCGAAGTGCCGCAAAACCTCTGATCCACCTCAAAATTGCAGTTGCCAATTGCGTTAAAGGAGCGAAGGCGGACACTGGTGATGGCACTAGTCATCCCGGTCGAGCTACCCAAACTATTTGCCAGATCATCGTAGACGATCTTGGCCAGTGTGCCGCCGCTCTTCAGCACCAGAAAATAATCGCCGGTAGTCGAGCTAGTCGAAGCAGTCTGAGCACTGACAAACGCTGGGTTAATGTAGGCGTTGCCTACGATGGCGTTCATCTTGACCTGGTCGATGTTCTTCTCGGCCGGAACGAAAATATATCCCTGCGTTATGTCGCCTGCTGGCATAGTGCTAGTGCATCTTCCTCAAGGTTTGAGCCAGTCTCGCTCGGCGCCCAAGCTTTCCGGGCTTCTTAGCCGCTGCGGCCAACTTAGAAGCGGGAATCTTTTGGCCTTCCTTGACTCCGAGCGATTTGCGTAAACTTCCGGGTTTTTTTATGGCACCCGCGATCCAGTAACTACCTGCTTTCTTAGCCATTGTTTTAATGAATCCCGCTTAAATGCAGTAACGGTAACAACAAAAATACCAGGGCTAACACGATCACAACCACACACACCACCATCACAATTTTCATGATGGGCGCTGGCGCGAACTGTGCTAACACCCAGTAAAGCAAACTCACCAGGATCACTAAGATCAACCACTGGATCAGTGCCCCTATCATAAGCTAAAACTTGTTCAGAATTTCGGCCACCGCTTCATTCTCTAACATCCGAACAAACTCGTCCGCCTCATGTAAAGCCTGCCTGGGTGTAACACCCTTTACCGTCATAAGCTGAACCGCCACTTTGAGCCGAATCTGGTAAACGCTCTCCTCATAGAGTTCGTTTATTTGCTGCTTGTTCAAAGGTAATAAAAATCACGCGGGTTTTTCTTGTCACTCGCTCCAGCCCAGGTAAATCCGTGCCGGGTAAAGATCTTGATCACCTCTTCTAACGCTACCCCGCTCACCTTACGGCTCAGCCTGTACCCAGCTCCCCACCAGAAGGGGTTGGGCCGATCATCGCACCCAAAGGCGTAACAACGCACATACTGGTCGAGTCCTTCAGCCTCGGCGGTCTTTGGATCCCATCTCTCCCACATCTCCTGGAACACACCCCGCATCGGGGCAACCATCCGGCGGTTAAGGCGCAAGCGTTTGAGCCACACTTCCGGCGCGAAACACCAGCGCAATGGCCGCTCTAAAACCATCTCGTTGATGTGCCGACCTTCCCACTGCGGCATCGGGTAACCGGTAGAACCGATATCGAACTTGCAGTACAACTTCTCCAGCGTTTCGATATCGCTGTCACTCGGACTAAATGTGATCGAGTACATTGCTACTTTAAGAGCTCAGGATCGATATCGCCTTTCGCATCATCGCTCCAAGCCTCTAACACATCGCCTTTAGTGACCTTCTGGAAATCGCCCAGCTCATTACGGCACTCCCGCTCGTAGAAATGCCGTAACATCGCTTTGCCACGTTCCTCGTAAGTGCGTTCCTTCTTCGAGCGCTTATCCCTGATAATGATGTTTAACCCCATAGTATTTACGACGATATCCGCGACTGTGTTGCCTATCCTCTCTACTTCTGACACCGCATAGAACGCACAGCGATCGAAAGCGTTTCTCGTCGAATTGTTCCACCGTGGAACTTTTTTTCTTCCCTTTCACATGAGCGGAATCGGTTGACCGCGCGCCCTCCGGCGCAACCCAGCCCCAAGTGCCGCTGTCTGTGCCCGAGCCCGTGCCCTGGGACCAAGCAAAGCCGCAGCACCAGGAGCACCCAAAGCCGCTGCCGCCGGCGGTAAGCCTGGAATATTAATCGGTGGCCCAGCTCGGCGCCCGGGATTACCCGGGTTCTTGCTCTTGCGCTTGGGTGGCGACGAACTCTCACCCTCGCCCTCAGCGCTTTCTTCGGCGCTTTCTTCTTCCGGGCTTTCGCTCGCCTCTTCCTCTGGACTGCCCTCAATGGGTTGACCGTCCAGAGCCGTTAAGTTCACCGTCGCCATATCGCCTTTGATCGAGGCAATCGTTCCTTTTATGGAATGCTCGACCTCATCGCCCACCTCCGGCTCTGCCCCGTCCGCAGACAGAGCATCCAGAGGCAGACTCATCGTAGGCTTAGCGGGCTTTTCTTTCACGCCAATCGCGATAATCGCCGCCATAAGCTTAAACTCCGCTGTATTGCGTCTGAGTCTGAACTGTCACACCGAAATTCAAGTTGCAGCAAACACCGTTGAAAAACGTCTTCCAAACGTAAGTGATGAACTGTCCGAATGGGTTCGCACTATCCGGTTGTGTGATTGTATTAACTTTTGGTGCAGCCGGTGATTCTCCGCTCAGTTTCGGACAAGCAAATGCGTCCCGGCCGAATACCAGAGCCGCGATGATGTTACCGCCGGCCACAAACACTCCTTCAGTGCCCGCTCCGTTCTGATAACAGGCGTTGGTGGTTCTCATCACCCTGACGCCCATGAACGTCCCTACCTCGCCTTTCCAGATCTGTTCAGGCTTCTGGTACGCTGATGCATAGACCCAGCCGTTAGAACCCTCATCCAGGATGTCCTTTTCCTGCTCAGGTGCGAGTACGGCGGCATAGGTTCCATCGCCAAAGGTCGGGCAACGTTGTTTGCGTAGCTTAGTAACTACGTTGGTCAGTTCCTTGCTGCCCAGCACGCTGGCGTTGGCTGCCTGGCCGTTGAGCGCTGCGTAAGTGGTCGCCACCCCAGCGTAATACTTGGTAAAGGCAGTCGGTTCCTCAGTCGTGCCATTGATACACGAGTCACGAATCAAGCCGTCAGCCCAAAGCGCCGCTTCCTCACCAAACTTGGTCATGAGCGCATCACCGGTATTGAGGAACTCAGTCTCGTCGATAATGTCGCTGACCTGAGCGTAACCGCCGTATTGCTGAAGCGTGCGAGTGATATACTCGAATATGAGTTTGTAAGGTGCAGTAGAAGGCGGCTGGCCTTCTGAGAGCGTGATAACGTTGGCAGTGTTCGCCACAGGCGGCCGGAACATCCGGATCGTCTTGGCGCCTTGACCCGTTGGGATCTCGACCTGGTAAGCCAGGTCGTAAAGCTGGAGCGTGTCAATCTGGTGATCGAGCAGGCTCTTAGAAAAATAGAGTCGATACTCAGAGGCTTTGTCAGTTGTGGTGACAGCCCCGTAAACCGGAGGAGGCATATATTAGAATTGGCTACCTACCAGTGCCCTACGGTCGCGTTGCGTTTGAGGTGCTCGCGCATTTCTTTAGTCGAGAGACTAGCGAAGTCCTTACCTTTAAACTCCCCTATCGCTCGACCGCCCGTTGCGCCGCCCCCAATCCCAAGCAGTCCGTTCAGCCTGGTAATTTCGTTTTTGAGTTTGGCCACCTCGCCTCTGGTCGTCCCTAGATCGGCCTCGGCTATGGCCAGGCGAGCCCTGTGATATGCAGCTATGATTCCTCGCGGATGCTGGCGATAGAGCTGGCCATCCGGCCCGCTCATCATCGCCCTGAGAACTTTGTCCAAGCGTGTCCCTTCGCGTTGAAACTCAGGGTCAACCTGGTACAACTCCTTTTCAGCCGCTTCCCATTGGCGCAAAAACTCAGGTGTACCGTTAGTCGGAATTTCCAAGGTCTGCTTCTGGCTAGCTTCCAATTCCTCTAAGCGCGCAATCTCAGCATCAGCTTTCTCAGCCAGATCAGGATCATATTGCTTATTGGTCGGATCAGCCCATGCCTTGCGATAACCTTTGAGTTCCTTCAGCGTGTAAGGCGGTTCGTTCGCTTTGCGGTGCTGCTCTTCGAGCGCTCGCCGTTCCTCGGCAAACTTGACTCGTTCAGCCTCGAATTTTTCGCGCTCGGCCTCAAACGCCTTACGCTGGCGCTTGGTGCGCTCGTAACGGCTCTCTTTCTTTCCGTGCGATTCCTCTTGCTGCTCCTGCCCGTTCCTGTCTTCCTGCGGCTCAGGTGCCTCAGCTTTCGCTTCCGGCTCTAGAGCCTGTGGTTCTTTGGCGCTCGTGGGTTCTTCCGCCGGCTCTTTCGCCTCTGCGGTTTCAGGCCGCTCACCAAGCTCCGGTGGGCTCGGGTTTTGCGTTGCCAAAATATCCCAGCTATCGGATGCGCGCCCCTGCGGGCCGCTCTGCGCCGCCACTACTTCGGGCATATTATCAGGACTCTTCTTCTTTCTACGGAGCAATCATCCCACCGCCACCGATTGCCCCCCGCCAGTCTTGCCCCGTTTGCTTAACCGGCTGCCCTGGTAGCGTCTGGCTCTCGGCCGGCACATATTCGCTCGCCTCCACAGGCAAACTCTGCGCTAAGCGGAAAACCAAGCCCAGGCAATCGCAGAACCCACGCGCGTACCCGGCAGCACTCACAGCCTGATTTGGCTGGCCGTAAACGCTCCTGAATGACACGTCAGCGGCTGCTTCCCTGAGCTTTAGA